CATACTTATAAGCATAATGAAGATCTATTCAAAAAAGTAACTACACTTGCAGATGGTAAGAACCACGGATTAGTTTTCATTCTTGATTGGTCTGGATCTATGCATCCTGTTTTGAAGGATACTGTTAAGCAACTTTATAATCTAATCTGGTTCTGCAGAAAAGTGAATATTCCTTTTGAGGTTTATGCTTTCACTCAGGAATATCCTCTAGTTAGTTATGATGAGGAGCGTGATGAAATGTTAAGAGTCACACCATATACTCCAAAGAATAATATTGCACAGGTTCCTGATTGGTTCTCCTTGATGAACTTCTTCTCTAGTAAAGTAAATGCAAAAACTTTAGATGATCAACTTAAGAATATCTGGAGGGTTACTGCAGCTATAATGGGACACGGTTATCATGCTTCTCACGATGGATATGGTTATCGCTATAATTTCAGAACTCCACTTGGTATGAATCTTTCTGGAACACCTTTAAATGAAACTTTAGTTGCTCTACATCAGATACTACCAAAATTCAAAAAGGAGAATAAGTTACAGAAAGTTCAATGTGTTATTCTTACTGATGGTGAGGCACAACCTCTTAGATTCCATAAAGAAGTTCAAAGACAATGGGAAGATGAGCCATATCTAGGAACCTCATACTTCAGTAATAATGTTTTTCTAAGAGATAGATCTATTGGTAAAACATATTCATTTAGTAAAATGGTTCAGTATTCTGATATGACTGACATTCTTTTGGAGAATCTAAGAGATAAGTTCCAAGATATAAACTTTGTTGGTATTCGTATTATTGAGAGTAGGGATGCTGGTCAGTTTGTCCGCAGATATACTGGATATGGTGAGTTGTATGAGAAGGTTATGAAGGAGTGGAGAAGAGAAAAAGCATTTAGTCTTAAGAATAGTGGTTATCATCGTTATTTTGGACTATCATCTAAGATGTTAAACACCGATGCTGAGTTTGATCCTATTCACGATGCTACAAAAGCACAAATCAAAAGAGATTTCATCAAAAGTCTCAAAGGTAAAAAAATGAATAAGAAAATTCTTAGTGAGTTTATTGAGTTAGTAGCATGAACATTTTCGTAACCAACCCTGATCCCCATAAGGCTGCCACAGAATTGCCTGATAAGCATATTGTCAAGATGCCATTAGAGACTTGCCAGATGCTTTCTATTGTATTCTCCCATTGGTATTATGATTGGGGTGATGATTTGGTTAAGAAGAAAGATGGTACATCGTATTCAGTTGCTAAGGGTGCTTTCCGTAATCATCCTTGTACTCAGTGGGCAGCAAATAGTATATTCAATACTGCTTGGTTGATTCAACATGGATGTGCATTATCAGATGAATATTCTTATCGTTATGGTAAAGTTCATGGATGTGCTAATGCTTTGTTTGAAGCAAAGAAAACATTTCATAAGATGGCAGGTGAGGTCATTACTTGTTATTGTATGGTAGAATGGTTCACAAGAGCGATGCCTGATGAGTTTAAGACTGATAGAACTATTGACACCTTTACTGCTTATCAGAGATATATCAATTCTAAACCTTGGGTGAAAGATAACTATCTACGTAAACCAGAACGTAAACCTGAATGGGTTGTATAAATAAAACACCTTACAATTTTTACTATGGTTAGAATTACACCTAAAGACGCAGAAGGTTTATTGGCTGCATATGCCAAGGTTCATACACCAAAAGAAGAACCTAAGGTAGAGGAACCTGCTACTGAGACCCCTCCACCTACAGAGCCTTCTTAAAATAATAAATAACTAAAAGAATTGAGTCTGGAAAAAATGAGTAAGTTTTCTGATTTCGCACATTTAGGAACAACAACACATACTACTGAGAGCGTTGCAGAAACAACTGCCCCTCCTGTTCCTGCTGCACCACCAGAACCAGTAGTAGAAACGTCCAATACAGAAGTACCACCTACTACTCCACCTGGATATGAGAATCCTTTAGATGATATGCCAGTTGCTGTTGCACCTTCAGCAGTTGCTGAAGCATTTTCTGTTGATGATTTGCAGTGGATGTCTAAAGTTAAATTAGAAGAGATAGGTAGATCTCTTGGTATAGAGTTGGATAGAAGATTATCTCAACCAAAACTTGTTAGACAAATCAAAGAAGTAATAGAACAACAGCAAGATTAGGACAGTTAACAAACTGGCATACTAGGGGTCGTAAGACCCCTTTTTTAGTCTTATAATAGGTTCATCTAAATAAAGCACTACATCATGGCATTTGAAGTAAAGATGACTGAAGACCAAATTGTTGATGGGTTGAGAGGAACATATGGATCTGAGTTTACTGCTGCTGACATCCGTGGATTTTGTTCTCTTAATGATATTTCATATCAAACAGTTACTAAGAAATTAAAAAAATATAATGTATCAAAGGGTAAGTGGAACCTTGAAGTTACAGTACAAGCAGTTGAAAAGATTGAAAAAGCATTTGCTGCTCCTGCTGTTCAAGATGCTGTTACTCAAAACCTTGTACCAGAACAGGACAACACCTTCGTTAAGTTTGGACCTTTTAATGATCTAAAGAACATTATTAAATCCAAGCAGTTCTATCCTACATTTGTTACAGGATTATCTGGTAATGGTAAAACCTTTGGTGTAGAACAAGTTTGTGCTCAACTTAAGAGAGAGTTAATCCGTGTCAACATCACAATCGAAACTGATGAAGATGATCTTATTGGTGGGTTTCGTCTTATTGATGGCAACACTGTTTGGCACAACGGACCTGTCATCGAAGCTTTGGAGAGGGGAGCTATCCTCCTTTTAGATGAGATCGATCTAGCATCAAACAAGATTCTATGCTTGCAACCTATCCTTGAGGGTAAGGGCATCTTCCTTAAGAAGATTGGTAGATTTGTTCAACCAGCAGCAGGTTTCAACGTAGTTGCTACTGCTAATACAAAAGGTAAAGGATCTGATGATGGTAGATTCATAGGAACTAATGTTCTTAATGAAGCATTCCTTGAGAGATTCCCTGTAACCTTTGAGCAAGAGTATCCACCTATCTCTGTAGAGAAGAAGATTCTTGGTGGTATTGCATCACAGTTAGGTGTTACTGATACAGACTTTATTGCTCGTTTGGTTGATTGGGGTGACATTATCCGCAAAACATTCTATGATGGTGGTATTGAAGAGATCATCAGCACTCGTAGATTGGTTCATATTGTTCGTGCTTACAGCATCTTTAACGATAAGGCAAAGGCAATCCAAGTTTGCATCAACCGTTTCGATGATGAGACCAAGCAAGCATTCCTTGAGTTGTATGATAAAGTGGATGCAGATTTTCAATTACCAACTGAGGAAGTTTAATGAATGATTACAAGGTTACTTTTCCATTTGGACCTTTAATCTATACGGCAGATATATCGGGGGAATTTCATCAATTCCTCCTTGATGGTCTAGAAGATTGTAGGAAAGCACAGGATGCTAGAAGTAGATTAGTTGGTAATATAAGTCAACAAAGGTATGCTCCATATGAACCACAAAAATTTACTAAATTTTTAGATCCTCATTTAATAAATTATTTGGTAGAAAAACATAAAAGAATTAATCAAATAAATGAGATATGTAATAAAGAAATAGAAGAGTGGGATTATAAAAAATCTAAAATTACTTACGATTTGGGTGAAGGACCTTGGGTTAATTTTCAAAAGAAAGGTGAATTCAATCCAATGCATAATCATGGTGGAGTAATAAGTGTTGTAATTTTTATAAAAATACCTGAAGAACTTGATGTGGAAAGGAGCAAATCAACCTTTAGTGCTAAGGCATCTAGTTGTTTGGAATTTATGCATTTGGATCAACATATTATAGTTAACCCAAAAGAATGTATGATGTTTATGTTTCCTGCATTTTTATGGCATTCCGTATATCCATTCTTAACTGATACTGAAAGAGTTTCTATGTCTCTTAATTTTCATCAAATAACTATTGACGGTAAACCAGTACCTGCAAATGATAATATTATTTTTTATAAAGGTGATGTGTATCCACCCCCACCTGAATAATTTTAACTTGACTAAACCACTTTACTTTGATATAATACAATTATGAATGCTTGGGCTTTACTTTACGATGAACTTTATGGGGATGATAAGATGACCGAAGATAATAGAATCACTCCACAAGAGAGTGATGAGTATGATCCAAAACCAAAATCTGATTCAGAAGATACTGATTGGAATGATCCTGTAATCACATCTGCTGATCTTAATGATACTATCAATATAGATGTTCCTGATTTTGATTATGGTTGCAATTTCACTTTAAGTGATGATTATCTTGTAGGAGTTTCAACAGCATCAGCAGATACTTCTTCCTATTGGGTTGATACTACTAATTTTGAATCTATCCATATAGATACCTCAAATTATCCTGGTGGAGTAAATGATGGTGTAGTTACATTTGGTGGTACAGAAGAAACACCAACACCAGGAATAGAATCAAATAATCCTAGAAAATATAAAGAAGATGAAGCTATCAAAGCTCTTCAGGATTATATCTCCACGACATATGGTGGACACTATACTTCCAAAGAAAACAACGTCCAGACACTTGATCTTATCGAATCGGTTGGCGATGCGGAATCTTTCTGCCGTTCTAATGCAATCAAGTATTTGAGCCGCTATGATAAGAAGGGACAAGCAAAACGTGATATACTAAAAGCACTACACTATTCACTCCTACTTTATCACTTCAGTGGGCAATTAAAAGAGACAACTACCCGTGGTTATGAAACTTTCTGAAAAAACTTTAACAGTTCTAAAAAACTTTGCTGGAATTAACAATTCTATTCTTGTAAAAGAAGGCAACCAACTTCGCACTATTTCTGTTGCTAAGAATATTCTAGCAGAAGCAAATATTGATGAAGAGTTTCCTCGCCAATTTGGTGTCTATGATTTAAATCAGTTCTTAAATGGATTGAGTTTGCATCAAGATCCTGATTTGGATTTTACTGAAGAATCATATCTTAATATTCGTGAAGGTAAGCGTAGAGTAAAATACTTCTTTGCTGATCCTCAAGTTATTATTTCTCCACCTGATAAGCAAATAACACTTCCTTCCGAAGATGTTCATTTTCAATTAGAGAGTAGTGCTTTGGATAAGTTACTCAAAGCAGCAGCAGTATATCAATTACCAGATCTTTGTGTTGTTGGTGAAGCAGGTGCAGTTAGACTTGTTGTTCGTGATAAGAAGAATGATACATCAAATAGTTATTCTGTTGCTGTAGGAGAAACTGATAAAGAGTTTAGTTTCAATTTTAAGGTGGAGAATATTAAGATTATTCCTGGTTCTTATGATGTTGTAGTATCTTCTAAACTACTTTCTGAGTTTACTAATAGTAACTATAACTTAAAGTATTATATTGCTTTAGAACCTGATTCTACTTTTGGATAATCATGGCAAATTGGGAAGTAACATATAGATTACCTACCACAGGAACCAAATATCATAAGGCTATTGTGCAAGCAGATAACCAAGTTTATGCTGGTAAAATATTTGATGCACAATATCCTACTGCTAAAAGGTGTGGTAATGCAAGAAGATTATGAGTATGGATTCTGTTTGGGTTCATTCTTTAGAATCTCATAGTTATCTAAAACCTAAAATTTTAGATATAATTGATAACTATGAACAGGTAAGAGAAAAACGTCCAGAAGGTTCTGATGCAACTACTGGTGTTGTTTGTAAAAAAACTGATTTTTTTGATCCAGAACCTGCACGTTATTTTCCATTATTTTTTGAAAATTCACATTCATTATTTGATGCAATTTGCCATAAGTATTGGTCTAGCTCATTTGATGTAGATTATGTGTGGTTTCATCAATATCATTTGAATGAATATGATGGATGGCATATGCATAGTAAATCAAATATATCTATGGCATATCTTTTAGAAATACCTGACTTAGAATATGGTACTGAGTTTATTGATATTGAAAAGAATACTACTTTTCAACCTAAAGTTTCTGAAGGTGATGTTTTAATATTTCCATCACATATTATACATAGAGCACCACTTATTAGAAGTAATATTAGAAAAACTACTATTGGTATTAATATAAATCTTAATTACCCTAATATGGATAAAATTAATCCAATCGATCCTATTTTTAGATATGAGTCTTGATTTAGTTTGGAAACATACGCTTCAATCTCATTATGAGATAAAGGAATCTATATTGGATTATATTGATCAGTATGAGCAAGTTGGAGAATGTCCAGATAAAATAACTAAAACTGATTTTTTTGATCCAAACAAGAGGGGTGAATATATGGGTATATTCACTAATGGTGCTGAATGTTTAAGAAAATCTATTTGTGAAAAATATTGGGTTACGAATTTTTCTATCTCAAGTTTTTGGTTTCAACAATATTACTTTGGAGATTCTCATGAATGGCATTTACACGGAAATTCAACTATTTCTATGTCATATTTTTTGGAATTGGATGATCAAAAATATAGTACAGAGTTTGTCGATATTGAAAAAAAGAAGACATTTCAGTTGAATGTTTCTGAAGGAGATGTTATAATATTCCCATCGCACATAATACATCGCTCTCCTATTATTAAAAGTGATAGCAGAAAAACTGCAATTGCTATTAATTTAAATTTGAATGCGATTAATATTCCTTGGATTGATTCTATATCATGAGTGACTTTATCTGGGTTGAAAAATACCGTCCACAGAAAATTGAAGATTGTATCTTACCTGAAAACACCAAGAAGATGTTTCAGGATTTTTTATCTAAGGGTGAAATTCCTAATATGCTTCTTTCTGGTCCTCCAGGTATTGGAAAGACTACGGTTGCTAAATGTTTATGTAACCAGTTAGGGGCAGATTATTATGTCATTAACGGATCGGATGAGGGGCGTTTTCTTGACACTGTTAGGAATAATGCCAA